GGGATGTGCTGAATCATTATGGATTCCAATTCGTCCTGTCCGCTGACATAGATGCCGTCTTTGTACACATACAACTGCCCATTGATTTTGATGATGCGGTTGTTGTTCTTGATGTAGGTTGCAAATTTGTCGTGAAGGAAGGTTTGTCCCTTGAAGAAAATCGGTTTGTGGAATGCGCTGTCACGCAATATCACATCCAATTCGCTTTCCGACAAAGGGTCTTTCAGAATGTATTTGTTGATGATCCTGATGGTTTCCATTGCTTCTTCCACGCTGTAATCGTTAGCCTGTAATGTAAGTATGTAGTTGAACAGTGACTGATTCCGCCCTTCACCTGCCTTCATGTCAAGGAATTCTGTGTTGCATTTTATGGGGAACAACCACTTCGGCACTTCTTGATATTCTTCATCTTCAAAAATGTCGTACAAAACTTCCCTTTCCCTGCCTTCGATTTTCAAAACTTCATAGCAGTTTTTGAACCCCGATTTGATGTCTGCAATCAGACCGCAGGACAGTTTGGTTTCGGTGTAGCACTTGTCAACCTTGCTGTTCTTGAACAGGAAATGCATCCCTGAACGGCTTTGAAGGACTTTGCAGCGGATGTTTTCACCTTCGCAGATGTCAAGCAATAGGTTTGATTGTTCCATATCGTCAACATCGACCAAGATTGCATCCGAAGCAAGAATGCCTGCGAATTCGTCCAATCCCTTCACTTCATCGTAGGTTTTGAAATCCGTCCGACCTTTGAAGGTTTCCACGCACTTCTTGTTTTTTGTTTTCACATATCCCTTGAAAAACATGGTCACACCCCTTGTTTCGCCAAGTATTGTTCTAAAAGTTCAATATTTTCAGCGTACTTTGAAATCAAACGGCGGTTGCGCTTCACTTCGTCAAGGCTTTCCCTGCTCTGCGCTTTCTGCCACATCAGATCGTTCCTTGCTGTCGAAAGTTCTTCTGCCGTTGCTTTTACCCCCGAAGGGTGTTTCCCTGTCGCAATAAGTTCCAGGGTTTCGGATGCCTTCTGTGAAGATTCCGCATGCTTTTTGGAATAGGTTTTCAAGGCTTCTTCGCACAATTCCTTTGCATCCACAAAGTGTTGTTTCAATTCGTGAATAGTTTCGGAAGTGCAATTTTTGACCGCCAACGGAAACACAATCTTCGCATCCCTTTTGGTACAGGGAAAGAACACCGCACAGTTCAATTCCATGAAGCATTCGCCCCCCGATTCGTTTCTGTAATCGATTCGTAATTTTTCCATGTCCTTTTACACTCCAAAGTCTTTTAGTCTTTTTTCTGCCAAATCCACATACCATTGTTTGTTCAGGTCTGTGGGGCATTTAACCCCATTCACGCTTTCATTGAAGAAGAAGCAATGTTCGGGACTGTTTGCAATTTTTTCAGGTTTGCCCCTGCGAATGCTGACTTTGAACACGCCAGGATCGGTTTCCTTCTTCGAAGCGAAGATGCGGACACACTTTTCCTTGATTTCTCTGTCACCGTGCAGAATGCACCTGTATTTGTTTGAAATTTTGCTGACAAGTTGAAATTCCTTCAATTCGTCACACTGTTCGATGGTCTGTTGCACCGGAACGCCGTTCATCATGTAGTTCACCAACGCCTTGTTGACAATCGGCAAATCATAATCGAGCGCAGACAACTTCTTGACATACGCACCTTTGCACTTAATCGCCCCAGTTTCACGGTCAACAATCAGATAGTTGTTCACATCCTTTTGGAAGATTTCCCCGAAGTATGTGTCGAAATCCATCTTCATTCCAGTCCGCTTTTCCCATTCGGCAACTATGCCGTCAAGGATGTCAAAATCGTTTTCATAGTCCAAAAGTTCGTAGATCAGACCGTCCGTGTTGTTCTGTATCAGGCGGATTGTTGCGCTGTACGGTTCGATATGTTCAACCAAGTCAAGCAACATCATCTGACCGTTGATGCAGATGGCGTTGTTCGACATCGGGTCATATAACGCAGAACCTTTCTGTTTCATCTGCCCCGAAATGGCGTTGTCCATAATCTTGAACGGCAATCTTGCCTTCTTGTCACCCTTCCGCTTGAATTCGATGTTGCTGTCGTGGATGAATTCGAAGTTTTCAGGTTTATCCATTACCCTGTAACCGAAATGAAATTGTTTATGTTGACTGGGATAATAGGCAGTGACATAAACAATCAAGAATATGCCCTTCCGATGGCACTTTGGAATTGCACCGTGACCACCGCCCCACGAAAAGGTGTGCGGAACACCGGCAACAATCACTTCGTCCTGCTTTTTCTTGTAGTCATGATTTTCGGGGTTCTTGTACCAATCCGCAATGTACCTGTATTTTTTCAGTTCCAGGCAGTCCACCAAAGGGAATTCGAATTCGTCATCGAAGGTTTCCCCTTTGCGGTTTCCGCCGAGAATTTCCGCTGCAAGTTGCGCTTTGGTTTTGCTGATCGAAGTTATGGGCAGATTGAAATGCTTGATGAAATACATCATGGTGTTGAATTCGTCAATGCGTTGAAGTAAAATTTCAATCGTTTCCTGCACATCGTTTCGGCAGTAGTCCACCACATCTTTGATTTCCGCTTCCGTCAGTTTTCTGTCTATTTCGAACGGAACATCGGATTCCTTGATGCTGTGTCCCATAAACCCTTCAAAGGCTTTCAGACCCCTGTCGGTGTTCAACATCACATCGTAGTTCAGAAGGGGAACTTTGCCGAGCATCGAAGAATACTTCCAACCAGGCTGATCCTTCTTGATGATGAAGTCATTGATTTTCTTCGGGTCGAAACCGCAAAGGATGCCTTTCAAGATGTACTGGTCATAATGCCGATTGTTGAAGCCTGCCCAAATTTCGTTTTTGTTCGCTTCGTATAACGCTTCCAGTGCTTCCGCATCGTTCACGATGACATGTTCCTTTCGGTTCTGCATATCGAGAACGACAACCAACCAGTCATATTTGAACACTTCGAAATCGTAAAAAAGCATTGTTTCACCTTCCTTTCAAAAAGGTTCGGGGGTGAGATGGAACACCCCACCCCTTTGCCTTCCGCCGTTTAATCTTCGAGTTCGAAAACTTCCGTGATTTCGTATTTTGCGAAACCGCCTTTCCCTTCGCTGTATTTCAGCGCAAATTCCAGGTTGCCGTTGACCGCTTCGAAAACATCCATCAGCAAATTGCCGTACTGCTTGTATGTATCGAAGGTGATGTCGATGCCCGAATCGAGCGAACGAAGGAATTCGTTGATGATGTGGATTTGGAAACCCTGCGTGACCACCTGGTTCATGAAAATCCTGCTTCCCTTGAATTCGCCGTCAACGACCTTGAACCAAACGCTGACCATCGGGTCACCTGCTTTGGATGCCGTCAGTTCAAGTTTGTCGATTGCAACTTCGTATTCCCCGAAAGGCACTTCCTTGTAAGAACCGCCGTTTTCGGCTGCTGTTTTGACATCTTCCGCAAGACCTGCGGTGTCAATCGTTTGGTCGAACTTGTCCCAAATGTTGTTGCTGTTTTTGTCTGCCATGATTTTTTACCATCCTTTTTTATTTTGATTTTTTGGTTTTTTGAATTTGGTTTTTACTGCGCCGACCTGGATTTTCTGACCCTTCTGACCGGCGTTGTTTCGGTGCTGCTTTCCGTTTCCTGGGGCGCAATTTCGCCTATCGGCTGTTTACCTTCCCAGGGCGGTGTGTTGTCATTCTGCGCTTCGGCAGGCGCACCCTTCGCTTCCGTTACGCTGTCGGGCGTTGTAGGCTCTGCCCTTCTGCGTGTTCTTCTTGTCGGCTGTTCCTGCACGGTTTCCGTCACCGTTTCGGATGTCGCTTCCTGGGGCGCAGAATCGCCGTCTGACGGCTTTTCCGCTTCCGTGGGTGTAGTTGCCTGAACCGCCTGGGGTTCTTCCGTCTGCACCGCTTTCTGTCTGCACTGCGCCGTGTTCGTTGCCTTCTTCGCTGCGTTTCTGTTCGCTTCGTCATACACTCTGAAAAGTGCGCTGACATCAAGCGGAATGTCTTTCGCATCGACCTTCAATCTGCCACCGCCGAAGATGACTTCGTTCGACTTGAAGCAGAAGGTGCGGACACTGCCGTCTGCAACGATTCTTGCAACCAAGTCCACCATGCCGGCAACTTTGTTTGCGACCTTTTCCTGCAAGTTCGGCTTGATTGCCGTGATTTTGTCACCGCCCTTTTTGGTGATGTCCTTGCTTGTATCTTCATGCGAAATCAAGATGATGTTTTCGTATTCGAGATTGACAAGCCTTTTCAGCGTGTTCAGGAATTCGGTTCTGACCTTATCCCACGCCTTGAAGGAATCGTCCGATTCGTGGGTGATTCCCATCTGACCGCACATGTACACACGGCAGTATTCGTACAAATCTTCAACCAAGTCAACGACAATGGTCTTGAAGGTGTTGCCCTTCTTTTCGAGTTCGGCAACGACATCCTTGAAGGCTTCCCACGCTGCGGTGCGTTTGGTCATTCTGCCTTCGACCTTCACTTCGTCCTTGATGTGGATGTACGGTGCATCAACGAATTTGATGTTGCCGTCCGTGTTCAGCATCAGCGGATCGGGGAATGCGTTCGCAAAGGTGGTTTTTCCGCTGAAAGGCGCACCGTAAATCCAAATGACACGCTTTTCCACCTTTTCGATGTTTCTTCTTTCATTTTTGGGTAACAACATAAATGAATCTCCTTTTTCACAAAAATTTTGGTATTCGCAGTATCTGCAAAGGTATGAAGGATTTTTTTCAAATTCCTTCGTTTCGTTGATCGTCTTGATTTCCTGAAACCATTCGGTCACCCTTTCCGACTGGTAGTCTATCTTGACAATTTTGATTTCCTTCTGACCGAGTTCTTCCACAATCCTTCTGCGGAATTCGGTCAGGCTTTCGTCCTTCTTCTGCTTCGAATTATTTTTCGGAACGAACACGAAGAACAGATTTCTGATGTGCTTCCCAGGGTGTGTCTTTTCGAAAAAATGTTTGTACAAATGCAACTGCTTCGATTCTTTGTAATGCTGCACATTGTTCGAATACTTGAAGTCATAGATGTCAAACATGTTCGGAACTTCAACGCCCCTTTCAAACACGGTTGCCGGCGCAAGAAGGTCAATGAAGCCGATGAAATCATCGTCCTGGATTTCCACTTCGTATTCCCCAGGCGGAAGAAGTTTTTTCGCCTTCGGAATCAGGTATTCCAATTTGATTGCTTCGTTGATGTGACCTTCGTCAATTATCGGGAACGACATGAAATATTCTTCGATTGCTGCATCGACACCCTTTTCAATGCCTGTGTGCAACGCCGTTCCGACAATCAGGGGGTTGTCAGGCTCTGTGGATGCTATCGTGTCAATTTCGTCAAGATAACGCATTTTGAACTTGAATTTGCATTTTTCAAAGCATTCAACCCTGCTATGGGAATATTGCATTTTTCTTGCACCCCCTTGATGATTTCTTTGAACTGTTCAAACCCTTCGGGGTACAGGATGATGCCGATGCTTCCCGACTGATTGATTTGCACAATCTTTTGTTTTTGCAGTTCTGACGGTCTGCCGTTGGATGCTTTCAGTTCAACATCAAGGTTGACACCGCACACCACAATGTGCATATCGGGCAACCCTGCCTTCGAATAACCACCGCCCCAACGCTTTTCATAATATCCACAGGGCGCAACCTTCATCTTGTCAGCACCTGTTCCCAGGTCATAAACCCCGATTGATTCAAGGTATCTTTTCACCTTGTTTTCAAAGTTTTTTTCTGCTGCCATTTCCGTTTACCCCCCCCCTTCCGCACAGACCAATGTTAC